ACACTGAAGGCATCTACAACTTCCAGATTTCTGTGCAGCTTGATTCGACAGTCGCAACGGCTGAAGAGTTCTATGTGTGGTTCAGACTCAATGGAGCTGATGTCACCAATTCAGCCAGCCAAGTGCGCATTCAGGGCAACAATGCTGAAGTGTTTGTGGCGCTGAATTTGTTTTTCAACTTGAAGGCAGGAGACTACGTCGAGGTCATGTTCAGCGTGAGCAATCTCGGCGTGCAGTTGCTGGCTTCTGGAGCTGTTGCGCCACATCCTGGCATCCCGTCCATCATTCTTACTGTCGCAAACAACATCGGAGGTATCCAATGACCGTCATCGTAAAAACCCTCGTGCCTCCCAAGCAGATGGAGGCTGTCCAGACCACGCAGTACACAGCCACTGCAGCCAAGGCGCTGATCGACAAGGCTACGGTCACCAACACCGACACAGTGAACCGCACGTTCAGCGTGAATCTGGTTCAGGTTGGTGGTGTTGCTGGCAATGCCAACCTGATCATCGACGACCGTTCGGTGGTGCCTGGCGAGACCTACCTGTGCCCTGAGCTGGTCGGCCAAGAGCTGGACCCTGGTGCCTTCATCAGCACCATCGCCAGCAACGCCACCTCGCTGACGCTGCGCATTTCCGGCCGCGAGATCACCTGAAGGAGTCCATGATGGAAGACGCAAAAATGCCCAAGATGATGCTGGCCGGCTTCGGCGGCATCCCCTACGAGGAGCCGTTTATCACGGCGGCCGAGAACAAGAAGAACACCCAAGTGGTGATTGACGACTGGATGCTTGGCCCTGAAAAGCCCAGCAATGAGCGCGGAGCCAACAAGCCCTACTGGATGGCGCTGGCCAAAGCCATGCAGTGCGACGAGGCCGAGGCCAGGCGTCGTCGCTGCTCCAACTGCGAGTATTACGACAACTCGGTCATGACCCAGGTGAAGATGGACAGGATTCCCTGGAACCAGTGGGACGTGGGCGCTGGATTCCGCGGCTACTGCAACAAGTTCGATTTCATCTGCCACGACCTGCGCTCCTGCCAGGCCTGGGAAGAGCGCGAGTTTGAGGAAGATTGACCAAATGGCAGATTGTGGGAAAATATGGTCCACTGAGCCGTCCGAGCAGCCAGTAGCTCACAGCCCCTACCAGGAGGATTCGATGAGCGATGTCGCGGTTCAGGAATTTGCCAAGCAGGCCGGCGTGCCTGCAGAGCATCTGCCGATCTACCGCCTGGAGGCAGAGCTGCTGAAGCTCCCCCAGGTTGACATGCCTGTCGATCACGACTTCTGCAACGGCCTCTACGCTCGGACCATGCACATCCCGGCAGGCACCGTCCTGACTGGCGCTGTGCACAAGGACGAGTCCTTCTTCGTGGTTCGCAAAGGCCACCTGATCGTCACTACTGACGATGGATCGGCCCAAGTCGGCCCAGGCTTCATGAGTGTGACCAAGGCCAACGCCAAGCGCGCTGGCGTGGCCATGACTGATGTTGAGGTGACCACCTTCCACGCCAACCCGACGAACGAGACAGACCCGCAGGTGATCTGGGACATGTACACCGTCCCGGCACCGGCTCCCGTTCTTGAGGCCGTCCAACATCCGCACCTGGAGGGCAAAAAATGAGTTTTGGACTATCTGGAGCAGCGCTGGCAGGCATTGCCGTTGGTGGCGCAACCCTTATTTCTGGCATGGCGCAGGCCGATGCCGCAGAGAGCGCAGCAGCCACGCAGGCCGGAGCCTCTCAGGCTGGCATTGCAGAGCAGAGGCGGCAGTTTGAAGCAATTCAAAAACTGCTCGAACCCTATGTGACGGCAGGCACTGGTGCTATTGGCCAACTGCAGCCATTTCAGCAGGCTGGTCAGCAGGCATTCCAGCAGCAGCAGGCCATCGCTGGCTTGCTTGGCCCCGAGGCACAGCGTCAGGCCATCGCAAACATCGAAAGTGGCGCAGGCTTCCAGGCTCAGGTTCAACAAGGCGAGGAGGCGCTGCTTCAGCGTGCCTCTGCCACTGGTGGCCTGCGAGGTGGAAACATCCAGGCTGCGCTGGCGCAGTTCCGACCCCAGATGCTGCAGCAGGCCATCGAGCAGCAATACGGCCGTCTTGGTGGCTTTGCTGGCGCCGGTCTTGGAGTTTCTGAGGCGCTGTACCGAGGTGGTCAAGCATCGGCAGCCGGCCAAGCATCCCAGGCTCAAGCACTTGGCACCAACGTTTCAAACCTCCTCGCACAGCAAGGAGCTGCTCTGGCCGGTGGCGAGTTGGCACAAGGCAGAGCGTTCGCCGCCATCCCAAGCGCAATTTCTGGAGGCCTTGGCATCTTCTCGGGTCTCGGAGGTAAATTCTGATGGTCCAGCCAATCAACTACGCCATCGACATCCCTGATCCATCGCAGTCTTTTCTGCAGGCATTCAAGACCGGCACCGCCGTCACTGAGGCGCGTCTGGCCCAGGAGCAGGCTGCGCGCCAAGCCGAGCAGCAAAAGCAGATTCAGGACGCATTTGCGCGTTTGCGCCAGCCTGGCGCGACGGTCAGGGATTACGCTAACCTGTCCATGTTGCTGCCGGAGACGCAAGCGAAGGCTGTGCGCGAAAGCTTCAACATGCTCAACGCAGACCAGCAGCAGGCCTCCAGGACGCAAGCAGGGCAGGTATTTTCTGCATTCCGATCAGGTCGGCCTGACATTGCCATCGGCCTGATTGACAGCCAAATCCAGGCCAAACGCAACACCGGAGACGAGGCCGGTGCCAAGTTTCTGGAGACATGGCGAGATGTGGCCAAGGAAAACCCCAACGCCACAGAGGATTACTTCGGTGGCATTCTTGCCGAGATGCCTGGCGGCAAGGATGTGCTCGCAGCAGCACTGACAATTTCTGCCGAGCGCAGGACTGCAGCCGAAGCTCCAGCCAAGTTGCTGGAAGCACAGTCAAAAGCACGAGAGGCCGAGGCAAAAGCACGAGTGGCAGTGGAAACTGCCACTGATGATATTGCCCGAGCGACGGCTCTGCGTGAATTTGAACAGGCCAGGGCTAGGAGAGAAAGAGCAGATGCAGATGTGGCTGCTGGTACTGTGCAGTCACGCATTGCAAAAGCAGCGGAAGAGGCCAAGCCTGACCCTGGATTTGCAATCATCCCAGAGGCAGAGAGGGCACAGCTTGGATTGCCTGCTGGCGTCTACCAGCGGAACCTGAAGACGCAAAAGATCGAGCCTGTCAGCAAGGAGCTGGTAAAGATCGACCTCGGCCAGCAGCGAAGTACGCTGGCCATGAAAGAGCTGGACGTGCCAAGGGCGCAGGAGTTCTCTGCTGCTGCCGCATCTGCTCGGACGCTGGCGCGAGATTCAAGGGTCATTGCAGACCTACTCCGGGGCAAGGGAGGCGGCACCACTGTCAAGCTGACCAGCGACTTCGCCAAGACTCTCGGTTTTGAGACTGACACCGTCAAAGCTAACGACCTCGCAAACTCTCTGGCGATTCGTGGTGCCACGCAACTCCGTCCTCCTGGCTCCGGCTCTACATCAGACACCGAGTTCAGGGCGTTTGTCTCGGCCTTCCCGTCGCTTGCCAACTCTGAAGGTGGCCGTGAATTGATGGCCAAGTATGCAGAGGCCTTTGCAACACGATCTGCAAAGCTCGCTGACCATGCGCGCATGCTGATCCGTGAAGACAAGTACACCGAGGAAGAGATCGCAAGGTTCGACACGAGTCTTGGCCCGATTCTTGGTCAGGATTTCTACACTGGTGCAAGAACAAGGGCACCTGCTGCTGCCCCTGCCCCTGCTCCAGCGCCTGCTCCAGCCACAGCGGCTCCAGCCGCAGCCCCAGCAATGCCGTCTGGCTTCCGCGTAATTCGGTAAAGGTCAAGACCAATGGCAAGATACAAAGTCCAAGCGCCTGACGGCAGCATCATTGAGCTGGATGGCCCGGACAACGCAACCGATGCGCAACTGATCCAGGCTGCTCAGGCGGCCTACGCACAGCGCCAGCAAGGCGCTCAGGCAGCGGCTCCTGCGCCTGCAGCAGCTCGTCCTGCTCCAACACCTGCCCAGGCAATGGCACCCCGTCCGGCTCCTGCGCCAGCACCTGCAATGGCAGCCCCGGCTGCACCTGCACCGGCTGTTGCTGCGCCTGCCGCAGCCGTTCCTGCAGAGCCTCCGAAGATGGGTTTTTTCGAGTCCATTGGCGAAATGGTCACAGGCGCAAGGCGAACCACGCCTGAGACGCTGGCACTGCCAGAGTGGACCGCGATGCCAGAACTCAATCAGATGAGCATGTCATCGTTCAAGTCGGCGCTTGGCACTTTGCTGACCAACCCGCAGGAGACGGTGCAGATTCTGCAGTCCAACTTCCCTGGCCTGCAAGTTCGGCAAGACGCCAAGGGTAACTACATTCTGCGGTCATCCGTCAACCAGAAGGAATACGCCATTCCGCCTGGCGCGTCTGTTGGTGACCTTCCTCGCATACTTGGTGGCCTATTTGCCTTCACCCCTGCAGGCCGAGCAGCCACAATTCCTGGGGCTGCTCTGAAGGCTGGCGCAACGCAGGCAGGCATCGAGGCAACGCAGTCTGGCATCCCACCGCATGCCCTTTTGGGTGATGCACTGAGTGTTGGTGGAGAGTTCAACCTCGGCGAGGTTGGTCTGGCAACTGCCACAGGACCTGCTGGACAGATCATTCAGCGCGTAGCACCACCAGCGGCTGCAGCCGTGCGTCGGGGCGTACAGCGCGCCACCGGCCGCGCTCCTGCAGCCCCTCCAACTCCTGCCGCACCTCGCGTCGAGCCGACTTTTGACATGGGACCGCCAACTGGCGCACCAGAAGCGCAGCTCCGGGCGCTTGAGTTCGAGCTGGAAATGCTTTCTTCTCAGCCCATCCGGCAGGGTGAATCCAGAGGCATCCGAGAGGCCAGGCTTGCTGAGGTGCAGCAGCAGATCGCTGCAATCAGGAGCAGGCCAGCCCCAGCCCCTCCAGCCCCGGCAGCAGCGCCTCCTGTGGCCCCTGCAGCGCCTCCTGTAACGCCTCCTGTAGCTGGAGCAAGGTTGGCCCCTGAACCAACAGCAAAGCAATTGCCATCGGACATTGAGTCTGCTAGGCAAGCAGGCATTACTCTTATGACCAGCGATGTGGTGCCGCCACGGACATTTGCATCAAAGTGGTTGCAAACCATTGGCGAACGAATCCCAGGTGCAGGTACTGGCGGCATCCGTCAGACTCAACAAGCAGAGCGAATTGATGCTGTACGCAACGTGTTGCTAGACTTCGGAGCTGATGATGCTGCAAGAGCATCAGACGATGTGATGAAGGACTTGGCTACTAAACGAGGCGCTGATCTTGCAAAATACTCTGGCGCAAAAACAGAAGTCATTGAACGTCTTGGACAAACTGGCACAGTGCCGATGACCAATACGGTCAAGGCCATCGACGACGAGATTGCAAAACTGCAAGGCTTAAAAACCCAAGAAGTCGCACCAATCATTGAGCGATTGACAGATTGGAAAGCTGCATTGCAAGATCAAAACTTGATCAATGTTGAAGCACTCCGGAAGCAGATTGGAGAGAGTTTTAAGGCTCCAGAACTGGCATCAGTTCGTGGCATTGGTGAGAAGGCATTGTCCAACATCTACAAGCCACTAAAGCAGGACATGCAGTCGTTTATCACTCAGGTCGGCGAACGTCGTGATGTGACAAAGTGGAAAGTGGCAGACAAGCGACTGTCTGATCTTGCTGGCGAACTTGATATGAGCACATTGAAATCAGTGCTCAGGCGTGGTGATGCCACACCAGAAGTAGTTGCCAATATGCTTTTCA